CCTGTATGGCCGTTTTAGCCTCTTGGGTAGTATAATTATATCCATTCATTACTAAATCGACTATACGGGTGATAATTTGGGGTTGCTTTAAGATTTCAAGAGTACGATTGATTACTAAATCCTCTAACTCATCACGGCGTATGTTTGGCGCGTTGCATGTGTGATATTTGCGGCGATTTGTGCATACATAATAATGATGTTTCTCGCCGTTGCGAGATGTAGCGGTGGAACCCATATAATGCCCGCCGCACTGGCCGCATATCAATCGACCACATAAATTATACATTTCACTTCTACGTCCTTTATTTTTGATTCTAGTCGGTAGTACTTGCTGCACCTCGTCGAATACATCACGGGCGATAATAGGCGGGATAGAATCCTCGATTCTAATATCGCCCCATTGATACACACCGATATATTTCTCATTACTCAATATGCTACGGACAACGCTATATGAAATCTTGCCGCCTCGTTTAGTTGTATATCCTTTACTATGTAGAATATTCGCTATTTTAGTCAGCGAGTACTGTTTTAGATATAAGTCATATATTAACCTTACCGCCTTAGCCTCGCGAGCATTCACGGCTAAATGGTGGCTTTCTGTAAGGTCATAGCCAAGTGGAACAGCCGAGCCGTTCATCTTGCCTTTAAGAGCGTTTTCTGCCATGCCGCGCTTTACCTTTTGCGATAACTCAACAGAATAATACTCAGCCATACCCTCGAGCATGCTTTCAAGGATAATTCCAGCTGGCTCATTGGTGATGTGTTCCTTGGCACTCAACACTCTAACCCCATTACGGCGTAATATGCCCTTATATTTGGCGCTATCCTCACGGCTACGGCTGAATCTATCCAACTGATAGACAATAACATAATTAAATGTTTGATTTGCACTATCACGGATCATCTGTAAGAATTCTGGGCGGTTATCCGTTCGCGCCGATAAAGCCCTATCTGTATATATTTTAGTAATAAGAATTCCCTCACGCTGAGCGTATTCGGTGCATTCCCGTATTTGGCCCTCTATGGATTCGTCCCGTTGCTTATCGGACGAGTAACGTGCATATATCACGCCTGTTTGTAAATCGGTAGTGTTCATTGTGTGATTTCCTTTTAAATTGTATAAGTATAGCCCCCTTGATAGGGGGCTTTTTTTATTTTGCAGTTGGTGGCGTAAATTTGCCTACACGTTGCGCGCTACCTAGTGCAATCATAGCCTCTAAATAACCATATGTATTTTGTTGTAACTCAACTCGTTTTGGCGGGTTATGCTTGCCATTTCTTAATGTTTTACCATTGCGGCCGTCGATAAGGTTCGTTTCGGCAATTTCTAATACAATACTTCGATTGGTAAAATCATAGTAATAATGCTTTACGAATTCAGTGATAATAAAATTCCTATGTGTTCGCATATAGCTATATATAGGCGTGATAATTTCTAGCTTATTATTATCATCTGAGTGTATTACTTGCACATCAATCGGCATGAATTGAATTTCATTCATAGCATTAGGCAACTGAGTATATCTATTATAATCGCTCAAATCTTGTAATGTTACAGCTTGCGCTGATAACGTGCATAATGCGAATACAGCTGCAATAATTAACTTTTTCATACTAATACCCCCAATAGTATATATTTATTTCCCTTTTAAAAACGCCTCTATAAGTGCCTTAATGGTAGCCCGCTCATCATCGGTGATGATGTGCTTGCCATAAGACAATACATTATCACGATCAAAAATAACCTTTAAATTAATCCCGTCGGAACTTTCTATATTTAGCAATGTAGAGGGTTCCTTTTTTAATTGCGGTATTTCAAGCTGCTGGATAACGTCCTTTTTTAATGCACACGCTACATATAGATCATCAATAGCCTCGTCATCATACATGGATAAGTCAATATCAGCACCACATTGATGAATGAAATCTATTTTTTGTTGACGCATGGCGTCGAAACCGTCAACCTCGCCAGTTAAGTAATACACAGATACGCCGAAATAGTCGGCTATCATTTTTAATTTATCAAGTTTAGGCGACGAGCGGCCTTTTTTCCAATCTGTAAGTGATGCGGTGGATATTCCTGTATCCTTTCCAAGCTTATAAGCACTGATATTCTCTCTCTTTATAAGGCTTTCTATTCGTTCCCAAACAATATTTTTACTCATTGTTAATTCCTTATTTAAAATTTTTACAAATGCTTAATTGGACTAACTCGCAAATGTGAGATATTATGTAATCACAAGATAGCTAACAAATACGAGATAGGCTAACAAACACATAAATTCGTATTTATTAGCTAACAAATATTAATTAATTCCAATATATCAGAAAAGAGGTGATTTTACAACATGTATGAAAAAATCGACAAGCTATTAAAAGATAACAACATTACGCCTTATAGAATGTGTAAGGTGCTAGGCATTAAAACGTCATCTATGACGGCGTGGAAACAAGGCAAATATAAGCCAAGCGTTGACAATTTGAAAAAGATTGCTGATTTCTTTGGTACTACTATTGATTATTTTTTATAGAAAGGAAACCACACACAATATGAATTTAATTCCAATCAACGTAAGCGAAAATGATGAGCAATATGTAAGCGGTAGAGATTTACATATGTTCCTAGAGATTGAAACACCATACCCTAAATGGTTTAACAGAATGTGTGAATACGGATTTGTTGAAAACCTTGATTATCGAGTAACGGACAAAAAAGTCCATAACTCAAATGGTGGTAGACAAAGCATTACGGAACATGAATTAACTATCGAAATGGCCAAACAGCTTTGTATGCTTGCAAGAAATGACAAAGGCCGAGAGGCTCGAGAGTACTTTATCGCAGTAGAAAAAGACTGGAACAGCCCAGAAAAAGTCATGAGCCGAGCCTTGAAGATTGCCAACAATGTAATCAACGAGCAAAAGGCACTTATAGCACAGCAAGAGCAACAAATCGCAGAATTTCAACCAGTAAGAGATTATGTTGACGAAATTCTAAGCAGCACCAGCACACTAACAACTACGCAAGTCGCTGCTGACTATGATTTATCAGCTAGAGCCTTGAATCAGATTTTACATGAGGCAAAAATCCAGCGGAACGTAAACGGACAATGGATATTGTATAAATCCGAAATGGGTAAAGGATATACAAAATCTGAAACGTTTACATTCACGCGAAATGACGGCCGACTTGATTCTAAAATTCAAACGAAATGGACGCAAAAAGGGCGCTTACGAATTCATGAAATCCTAACCGCTAAAGGTATTGAGGCTGTATGCAAGGGCGTGATGTGATGACGCTGTTCATTGACGAAATTCACAAATTTTATAGTAACCCTCAAAACGTGAAAGCTTTTGAAGAATGGAGAAAGAAAAAACATGAAAACAAGAACGCAGCAACTAAAGAAAGCTCACAAATTAATGGGCTGGGTGTACGGCGACATTCTAAGCCAGCTAGTATATCACTTTAAAGAAAGGAAATAGCAACAATGATGACACAACAAAAACAGCGTCGCAGACGCCGACGCGTTAAGAAAAACAGAATGAAACTTATTGATATTATAGGCGTTATTGGCTGGGTAGCGTTGATATATGCGGCCGTGGTGCTTTGGTTAGTTTAGAGGTGAGACGATGAATTTTATTATTGAATGTTTAATGATTGCAGGCATGGCACTCGCGGCGGTACTCGTTTTACATTGCCTCGTTATTATCGCCGTGTTATTGGCATAAAAAAAAGAACAGTCAACTAAAAGCTGACTGTTCAAAATTCCAATCGTTAAAAACGAAAGGAAACCACACAACAACATTGTAATGTATCTATTCTTAATTGTCAAAAGAAAGGAAACCACACAAACATGTATAAGAAAATTTTTGACAGTAAAAACGCCACTCGTGAGGAATGGTTAAAGGTTCGCAAGTTAGGCCTCGGCGGTTCGGATATGGCAGCAGTACTAGGGTTAAGCCATTGGCGTAGTCCTATCGACGTATGGCTTGATAAAACGAGCGACACAGTTGAGGAAAAAGAAAGCGAGCCGATGTATTGGGGTACTATCCTCGAGGATATTGTAGCCCAAGAATTCGCAAAGCGCACAGGCTATAAAGTGCGTAATAACAATTTCACATTACAGAGTGAGCAGTACCCTTACTTGCTCGCTAATATTGATAGGGAAATCGTAGGCCTAGACGCTGGCCTCGAATGTAAGACAGCGAACGCATTCAAAGCTAATGAATGGGACGGCGACAATGTGCCAGACGCTTATTATATCCAATGTCAGCATTACATGGCAGTTACTGGCAAATCTAGCTGGTGGATAGCGTGCCTCGTAGGTGGAAATACATTCTACTACAAAGAAATCAAGCGTAATGAGGAAGTCATCGCGGCCATTATCGACACTGGGGCAGCATTCTGGGAATTAGTTAAGAATAAGACCATGCCAGCGCCAGACGATACGAAACAATGCGAAAACGCCCTCAAGAAACTCTATCAAAAGAGCAACGGCCAAAGCGTGGAACTACCTGCTAACTACGGGAACATGATTATTGATTATTTAGAAATCAAAAATCAATTATCCGAGTTAGAGACTAAAAAGCGTGGTATTGAAAACGTGATGAAAGATTTCTTGAAAGACAATGAAAGAGCCACATACGGCGATCATTTTGTCTCATGGAAATCCACAAAAGCGCGTGAAACGTTTGACGCAAAAGCGTTCAAAAATGACTATCCAGAGTTGCATAAGCAATATATTAAAGTCGGCGAACCTAGCCGCAGAATGGACATTAAATAATGAAAGCATATTCATTGACACAGCTGCTTAATGTAGTCCCTTGTGATTTTGATGTAAAAATCATAGGCAATTGCGGAGTTGATACCGCGTATGTTGTACGAGTTGATTATAAAAGAAAGACAGTAACTATAGGGGTGGAATAATGGAAAATACATCAATTGAAACAGTAGAAACAAAACCAAAAAGAAAGCATTTACTTGCAGAAATAGCTCAATTAAAAGAGCTTAACAAAAAGCTAGAAGATCAACTCGAATATAGCAATATGCGAGTTGATAGTCGCGAAAGAAATATCGCCGAACTAAAAGCAGAAATCGCCGCATTGCGTGCATATGTGGCTGGTGTTAAAGGCGACGCATTCCCAGAAAGTGAGGATAAATAATGGCAACAACAAAAGGAATTGAACTAAAGAAAAATAATATCGTAGCTCAAAAAGAGGCTAAGACAGTAAAAGGCATGCTTGAAACGCCAGCATTCAAAAAGAAATTCGAGGAAATGCTCGGCAAAAAAGCAGCAGGGTTTATCTCGAGTATTATCGCGGTAACAAATAGCAGCAACTACCTAATGAAAGCCGACCCCGCTACAGTTATCGGTGCAGCGGCACAGGCGGCCATGTTGGATTTGCCGATTAATCAAAGTTTGGGCTTTGCGTATATCGTGCCTTATAAAGGCGCTGCACAATTCCAACTCGGATATAAGGGCTATATCCAACTAGCACAACGCAGCGGGCAATATGCCGATATTGGGGCTAAAACAGTGTACGAGGGCGAGCTCGAATACGAAAACAGATTGCTTGATAAATTTAGATTTGGCGAACGTACGAGTGACAAAGTCATCGGCTACCTAGCATATTTCAGACTTACAAACGGATTTGAAAAAATGCTATACATGACTATCGACGAGGCGCAGGCTCATGCTAAGAAATACAGTCAAAACTATAAGGGTGGTACCGACAAATGGGGCATTGCAGATTTCAATGTAATGGCCGAGAAAACAGTACTTAAACGCCTACTTTCAAAATATGGCCCGTTGAGCATTGAAAGCATTCAAATGAGCCAAGCTCTAGCCAATGACGGCGGCGTGATCAGCATGAATAATGACGGCGATTTTGATGTCAATTTTAGCGGCGAAACTATCGACGCAGAAACCGAAACAGAGGAATCGACGGACAAACCTGCAGAAAATCATGATACCTATATCGTAGGTGGCGAGGTTATCGACGCAGAAACTGGCGAGGTAGTACATGATGACAAATAACGATAAAATGCTCGCTCAATTCGGTGCTGACTGGGTAAAAGCAAGGGATTTTATCGAATCATTAAGGGCGTTTTATATTTCTTATACGCCTACGTTTATGGTGCGAGTAGAAAAGGAGACAGGCGTGCCAGCCAATACAGTAAAAAGCATTTTAGACTACGGCCTACAGATTGGGCTGTATGGCAAGACAAGCGATAGAGATTATATCACGTTATCGCCTGTCAAATAGAAAGGAGCAACATGGCAGAACCTAAGCGATATTTTTGGTTGAAACTGCACAAGGATTTTTTTCAACGTAAAGAAATCAAGCGTTTGAGAAAAATCGCTGGCGGCGATACATATACAATCATCTATTTAAAAATGCTTTTACGCTCGATTATGAGCGAGGGCAAGCTATATTTTGACGGATTAGAGGAAGATTTCGCCGCTGAGGTGGCGCTTGACCTAGATGAAAGCGAGGAAAACGTACAAATCACTATCACATATTTGCTAAATAGTGGCTTGTTAGAAATGCGTTCCGACGATGAATATTATCTTCCCGATACAAAAAATAGCACAGGGTGCGAGACCGCAGTAGCTGCAAGGGTTCGCAGACATAGAGAGAAACAAAAAGCGTTACAATGTAACACCGATGTAACGCAAGTGAAACATTTATGTAACGGAGAGATAGAGAAAGAGATAGAGAAA